ATGAAAATTTCACTGGTAGTCCCTGTCTTCAATGAAGAAGATGCGATACCTATTTTTTATAAAACCGTCCGGGAATTTGAAGACCTTAGGAAATATGACGTAGAGATAGTATTCATCAATGATGGGAGTAAGGACGCTACAGAGTCGATTATCAACGCGCTTGCAGTTGCAGATCCGCTTGTGGTTCCACTGTCCTTTACGCGCAACTTTGGTAAAGAGCCGGCACTTTTCGCTGGTCTTGACCATGCAATGGGTGACGCAATTATCCCAATAGACGTAGACCTTCAGGACCCTATCGAGGTAATACCGCATCTTATAGAGAAATGGCAGGCCGGGGCAGATATGGTGCTGGCTAAGCGAACCGATCGCTCTACAGATGGCCGACTGAAACGCAAAACGGCTGAGTGGTTCTATAAACTCCATAACAAAATCAGCAATCCGCAGATTGAAGAAAACGTAGGTGACTTCCGCCTGATGTCTCGCGAAGTTGTTGAAAACATCAAACTCATGCCTGAGCGCAACCTTTTCATGAAGGGAGTATTAAGCTGGGTAGGTGGAAGTACTGATGTGGTTGAGTACGCTCGCGCAGAACGCGTTGCCGGAAATACAAAATTCAATGGCTGGAAGTTATGGAATCTCGCGCTTGAGGGTATAACAAGCTTCTCTACATTCCCGCTCAGAATGTGGACATACATTGGTTTAGCCGTTGCTGGGATGTCATTCTTTTACGGAGCATGGATGGTGATTGATACTTTAGCCTTCGGAAATCCAGTCCGCGGGTATCCATCGCTACTTGTTTCTGTTCTATTCCTCGGTGGAGTTCAACTCATAGGCATTGGAGTTCTAGGTGAGTATATAGGAAGAATATACATAGAGTCCAAGGGGAGGCCTCGCTACATCGTCAAGAGAAGGAAAATGTGAATCCTATGCCTGCTTTTATTAATCGATATATTAACTATATATGGCTTGGTTTAACTGCTGCCTCTGCGTTAATTGTTTTGCTTGTTTTTTTAGTCTGGAACGCCAGTACTCTGAACAATCCGAAGAGAGTAGTTATGGATCTCGAGAATGTCCATGTTGATGAGTGCTCTTTTGATAAGCACCGCATAAAGGTTGTCGGTTGGGCATTCACTGAAGGCGAGCCATCGTCTGTAAATCGCGTTTTCGCTTATAAGATGAACGGAGAGGCCGTGGAGGTTATGTCGTCAGTTGTCATGAGGCCTGACGTAACTCGTTATTTTAACAAGAAACTCTCATACGACAGGGCTGGTTTCTCAGCTTCTAAACGCATTTTCAATGCAGATGATTACAGTGGAGAGATTGAAGTAATATCAGAGGATTATAGCGGAGTTGGTCATGCCAAAAGATTCAGTTGCAAATAAATGGATAGGGGTATCGCTAATATCTATGGCGACACTCTATTTATTAACAATATCCATGAACGTATCGTTGCGTGACTATAACGACGATGCTTTTTACCTCTCTGCTTTTGAGAGTGGTGAATTTATAAGTTTTCTTTCTCACCAATACCAGACATGGAGTGGCAGGGTGTTGGTTGACGCTTTGATGATAAGCACTATAGGATACCGCACCTTTTGGTTATTTGGTATTCCTGCGTCTCTGCTCTTGTTGGCATACTCTTGCTGCAAGATGACATCATCCAGGACGGGTTTAATACCAATAGCATTGTTCGTTATATTGTTTGCAAGCATGCCAGTTCAGGTAATAAATGACTCTGTATTCTGGGTTACAGGATTTTATAACTATTTATTACCTACATCAGTGGCATTCTATGTATTCTCGGTTTTTTTATCAGGGATCGATTCAAAAGCCCACAAAATAATATCCATAGTTCTTGCGTTTTATATTTCTTATATGGAGCAAGCCGCGCTTTGTTTTTTAGTCGCAATGGCTTTAGCTTTTGTATTTAAAAGAGACTACATCACTAAATTTAGCGTACTACTTTTCGTGATTGCTTTAGTTAATTTTATCATTTGTATAAAATCTCCTGGGAGTGAGCAAAGGCTATATCTTGAAACATGGAATAGATTGCCACAGTTCAAATACTATAATGTATTCATAAAGTTTTCATTAGGCCTTGATAAGATTAATGAACTTATCATATATGTTGTTAATCTACCGTTAATTATTTTCTGCATCCTGCTGTCATATTACAGGCTCACTATTGGAAAGCTTAGCATCTCCGTTAAGTTTTCTATAGTTTTCTCCTTTGCATATGCCATATTGCAGTTAATTAGACTTCTTTCACCAGCCATGAACTCTCATTTCTTTTTTAATTTGGGAGATATCTCTGGAGAGACATTCTTTACATTGTACAAGTATATGTCTTACGTATTACTGACAATGTTATTGACATGCCTGGTTACTATTATGCTTGACTTGACTTATCATGACCATTCATTCCTCATTCCAATTGTAGCGTTGTTAGTTGGCGTTATATCTGTAACAGCCATGGGTTTCTCTCCAACGGTATTTATATCTGGATTCAGGGTGGATTTTATTTTTGAGGTGATTTGCTCTTTCATGAGCATATTTGTAGTAAATAAAATACTGAAATAAAGGAAGCGCCATCTGGATCATCCCTGGATGGCGCATTTGTTGCTTACGGTGTTATGTATGAATAATCAGACTTCATTCTTTCAGTTTCCGCATAGCTCAAGGCGTTAGCCCTTCCGCACATACCATATTGGCCCCTATTCATCCTAAATCCAGTGACATAGGTGGTCATTGCTGATGGGTGGCTATTTCCTATCTCTACAGTAACTAACGAGCCTGATGAATTTGCATCCCTTGAGCTAATGGTGATTGTAGCTTCACTCCATGAGGCAGCGGAATCAAGGTTTCGCAAATCCAACTGATACTTAGTTCCGTCTGGGTTGTAAATAGATGTTTTAACGACATTAGTTACCGCCTGGGATGTGTTGATTAGGAACTGAATAGTAACGAACTCATAGTTGATAAGATCAGCTCTTGGGAACTGGAAATAAATCGTACTTGTAGCTCCAGCGATAGCAGATAGCGATCCTATGTATCTAGCATTCCTTAAATCTTGTCTTGGAGTGCCAGCGCCAGTCCTGGTAAATGTAGCTGCTCCAGAGGACTTAGCAAACCATCCTGGGGCGATTGCCGTTGATGCATTTGCTGGTATAGACACAGTTGCATTGTCTATATACACGAGATCTGAGTTTAATGCCGGAATATCTATCCCATATTTATCTACTACAGCTACGTAGTTTGTTGTCATTGGCAATAGTGGCATATTAGCTGCTGAAATTCTTCCAGCAATAATCTTCTGAAATGCTAAGTCGTTAATCTTTACAATTGGGGGAATATATGCGGTCACAGGCGGTGTATTAGTAATATTTACATCATCTAATATAATCTCATTTAATAAAACTGAATTATTTGCTGTTCTAATGAAAGAGTTAGTGTTAAGCCCATGGAAATTACAATATACATTTTTAATACTAATGCCAGTGTAATTGTTTACAGGTGCAGCTATATTATCTCCAATTTCAATTACATTTTGCCCCCCTGCCAGCATTTCGTTGTAGAGTCTATCAATAACAGCATATGAAGATGGGTATCCAAGTTTTATCGCTATGAGGCTATTTTCGCTAGAGTTATCAGTAATAGAAGCGGCTACTCCTGATGAATAAAGCATAACTCCACCAGTACCAGCGCCTAGCCACTTACATCGATTTTGGGTAAATGTCAGACGGCTATTGCCAGAATATTTATCCGTTGCAGAGCCTTCATCATCTGCTGCTTTGCAAAAATTCCCCCCCTTATCTGTGTAGTCTGCGAATGTATTCCCTCTGACTATAGGCCACCAGTTTTGTGCTTTGAAGTTTATGGCATATTTTCCTGGTTCTCCGTTAGAAAGTATCCTGTTGTTCTCTACGGTTGCAGTATGTGCCGTCCATGGCTCGAAAACTGCGATCTCGGATGTACCTCCATCAATCACTGCGTTTCTTAGTTCATAGCTATCTTGCGACCAAAATGCTGCGCTACCTGACAGATCATCACGCCCAAACGTAAACAGAGGGCCTGTCGCCACATTCAAAGGGTCACTGCTGAACTGAAAATCGACATGCAATGGAGTTTTGAACACATAGTTCGTCAGTTGATGGCCTTCTTCGAATATCGGAGTCCAGTGCTTGTTTCCTGAGTATTCATTTGGCGGAACAGTGGTGCGTTCATCAAGGCTTACGATACGGCTAAAATCAGTATCATGACGAGTTAGTGCGGCCTGCACAGTTTCAGCGTTGTACCCAATTAATGTAGCCTTACCACCTGTTGCCAGATCGCTTCTCAGTGAGGAATCACCGACGTTTAGCCACTTACCCGGCCCAATGCCACCGGAGCTTTCAGGAGTCGAGTCTGGAGGCACTTCTTTTCCACCAGAAGCGAATGTCCCTGTCCATTTGTAATATGAGTTATCAGCTTCGTTAAGCAGGATCTCATTAGGCGAATTCAGCGTAGCGCCTGTTGTAAACGTCTGCCCAGCGAGAATGACATACCCTATTGAGGTCATCGCCTCCTGGACAATATGGTTTATTCCTTCAATGGTGTAGTGTTTATTTCCGAATCGATCGGTATATGTCCACCCCATTGAGGTAACGAATTCGTCAATTCTCCCCGCGTTAAACTTCAGGTCGCGATAAGATTCGCTTGGGACAGGCAAATTGGTAGGTTGCGTAGCCATATTGATTCCATAAAAAAACCCGGCACGCTGGCCGGGTCTGGTTGGTCGGGGACGGTTCTTATTGGTAGATGGCGTCGCTGTATTCCGCGACGGTCAGAGATACCGTGTTATCTGTGTTCGGTTTAATGCTGTTCACCGTCCATAGCTGACTGTCCAGTTCCTCTACTGTCGCAATGAGATAACGCGACGGGAGCTGTACAGTGTCTCCGTTCCATATGTTGAGCTGAATGTTAGGGATAGCCGCGGTGAATCCGTACTTTGTATCGCTGCGGGCCGTAGCCGGATAGCGCAGTGTCGGATTGCCCAGGCTGTCGGTAACCAGCACATACATATCCCCAGAAAAGGTGATCGGTTCGCTGGTATCGAAGTTATTCCCGGCGCGGCCGGTGATGTAACCCTGCTGCTGGTTGCTGTCGTAAATATCTGGCATCTGAATAACGCTACCGACCTGAATAATGCCGTCTTCGAAAACTTTGGCGTTCATCTTCACCCTGGAGTAAATCAGGCGTTTCGTTTCGCGCAGAGCTCGCTCCCGGGCCTGGTACTCGTTACGAAAGCCGACTATCTCCAGCTTGTTCGGGTTCTCCGCTTCCTGTTCGACGATAGCGCCGTTCAGTACGCGGTAATTGATGTAAGTCTTGTTGTTCGTGGTCGGGTGAACGTAGGACACCTGCACACCGTCGTAGCCGCCAGGAAGAGTGGCCTCGTACGTCATTTTGTACTCGTCCGTCTTCATGTTGGCCCGGTTGAATACGGCCGACGGATAATTCACTTTTTGGTCCCGGGTAAACGTCAGCACGCCATCGTCCCAGTACGCCACCACCGACGCCGCATTGCAGATCGCCTGCACGCGGTCACCGAGAGAGTCGTTCTCGTCGTCAAACGTGTAGTCGAAGTAACCCAGGCGCTCATCAGGTAAGCTTTCAGCAATCGAGTACAGCCCGTACAGGTCAATGCTGCTTACCGGCTGTTCCCCCATAATAATCCAGGTATGCGCCACCGCATCAGCGAACGAGCGCGACGGTCGAAGTGTGTAATCAACTGCCTGCGTGTTCAGGTTGTACGTGATGGTGTGGCGCGTTACCAGAGCGTTATATTTGCGTTCACGGCTTCCCAGGGCATTCTCCGTCGCCCTGACTTTTACGCGCACCAGCGTGTCGGTCGGGTGAACGACGTTTGTCCGGATATTGATGCTGTGGATCTCTTCGACCTTCAACAGGCTTGCATCACTGGAGTTATCGGTGCGCTGGAAGCTGACCGCGTACTTTCCGAATCCCCCGGAAGGTATGATTTTGTCAGTGCGGTAGAACACCTCACTTGTGGAATCATGCGGGGTCGTCTGCCGGTATGTGAAAGTCTGCTGCGTGCCAGGCACCTGGTTGTAATCGTCGTCGATTTTCCAGAGGACGACCTTCCAGTTAGTTTCCTTATTTCCTCCCAGGCTGGACTGTGTATGAAGCCACAGTTGCGTAGACTCGACCGGGGAGAAGAACGGGCCGACAATCAGAGCCTCGTTGTCATTGAGGATGAACTTCGTGGTGTTTATCGTCGCGTTGGCCGGGATATCCTGTGGACCATCAAGCTGGTTCATCGTGAAGGTGTACCAGCGAACCGGGTTAACCACCGCGCCGTCGTTTGTTTCGACAGCGGAGATCAGCGTGCCGGAGAATGTTGCATCCTTCGTTACACTGCCAGATGCGGTGCTGTAAGTCACATTAATCGTGAAAGTTACTGCATGCGGCAGTACGAGCCCCATGAAGTAATCGAACTCGGCCTGCTTAACAATTTTCATCGCGATCTGGCCGCCGGAATACGTTCCGCTGACCACAGTGGTTGCAGTCGCACTCTCTACCGGAAAATCGCTGGCTTCGTTCTGCCCGGGCACCTCCTGCCCGTCGACGTCATCGAACCCATAGCCTTCAACGATCTGCGGAATAACTTCGCCAGGCTGGAAGAACTGGAATTCAGCACCTGCAAGAGAGCCAAGGCTTGATTCTGAGTAGCGCACAGACTCGTAATCGTATTTGCCGATCCCGATGCACATCCATTCCGTGACGTACTTTAGGCCGCCGTCGGTGGACGTCTGGTGCACGTATTCGAATACTGACTCCTGAATCAGATCCGGGAACGAACGAATCTGGCCGTATATGTCTGGCTTGGCCTTATACACACGCGCGGTGTTTGTCTGACCGGTCAGACTATTGTTTGGTGAGTCGACGGTATTTCCGCCGTTGTTTGCGATAGCTGGCTTCGGCGCCAGGAACGAAAACACCTGGCCCACCACTTTAAAGATCGGGCTCAGAATGTCGCCGACAATGCCCTTTGGCTGGTCGAATATCTGGATGTTGTCCAGTTCGCTAAGCTCAAACGCCAGCTCGTCATCGTCGCCCAACTTCACGCCATTGCGGACGATCAGCAGGTCGCGGTGGAAAGTAGCGTCATTGGCCGCCAGCCAGTCATAAAAAAGAGTGCCGTTTGGCACCCTGCAACGCAGCTTAGGCGTTCCTGGAAAGTTCGATATCTCAACCAGCGCCATATTCAAAAAACTCCACTTTGGTGAATGCCCGCTGAATGACCAGCAACGAGTCCATGCGCACGCTTCCGTTCTCGCCGCGCGAGTGCACGGCCTGCCGGTTCAGTACCAGACCAACATGCGCCGGTTTCGCGCCGCGGTACCCGACGAATATCCCGCCCTCGACAGGCTTATCCACTGGGCGCCAGAAAACGACGTCTCCCTGATAGCAGGTAAAGAAGTCTGCCCCTGCTTCGTAGTCCGGTGTCTGGTGCAACTCAATGCCGAGAACATGCCGGTAATACAGCACGCATAATCCCCAGCAATCCACCTTCTCGAACGAACAGGCACGATTAGCCCACGGCACGCCGATCATCCTGCTGACAAAATCAGAGGTACTGCAGGCCGGTGTATTCCGTTGGGTCATAAAGCCTTCCGATATTGTTGTTCAGCGGGTTGGTGACAGAAAGGGTTACCGATGCTGAATCAGCGTCGATGTCCACCGTCTTGACGTATAACTTCCAGGACTTAATCGGCACCGACACATCGCCGCTGTCGAATATCTGCCGCGTGGCCGTGATAGCCGTTAGCCTGGCCGCCCCCTTCCATTGTTTCATTAGCGCTTTGATGTCCGACGACAGCCGCCCTAATTTCACGGTCGCGTCGATCACCGGCGTACCGCTCTGCTGGCTCTCTTCGATTTCAAATCGCGCTGGCGTGTACGTCTGGCCTCCGAGCGTCTTAGGAAAGAACTGCTTGTCGACAAGGCGCACATAGCCAAAGGATGGGTGATAGAACGTGATAGTGTCGTATAGTCCGCGCGTCGGGCGCTGCTGCTTATATTGACGGAACGATGGCATCAGGGGATCCTTCCATGATTTTTATGGTAACCCATGTTTACCTCTGCTATTACCCTGGCATTGAAGGCGTCAATAATGGAATCGAAGTACCCAAGATGCTTTTCAACACAATTCATCCAGATTACTGATTTCCATTTTGATTTTCTTGTATTCCAAGATACGCCAGATATCCCGCTGGTATTATTGATATTTAATTTCATGTTTTTGGCATTTGTCTGCCGCGAGACCACTCTTAAATTTTCGTACCTATTGTCGGTTCTGATCCCATTGATATGGTCCACTTCGTCAGTAGGCATCACGCCTGTCTCCAAGGCTATAACTATTCTGTGGTTTAGAATCTCCTTGCCACTAATAGCAATTCTGAAATAACCGCGATTATTTGCTCTTCCAGCTTTTTTCCCGGCAAACTGCCCATTGAAAGTTTGCTGACCTTTTAAGCTGTTGAAATGGTGAATAGGTCGAGCTTTCCAGAATAGCTCCCCTGTATTTTTGTTATAGTCAAAACACTCAGAAAGATATTGAGGAGTAATAAAGTTCATATAAACCTCGTAGAAGGTTTCGTAGATGGATGGTTGCGCCAGAGCGGTCTACGTTCCGCCTTTTCGGGAGCTACCCTAGGCGCTTATTAATTATACCATTTGCAACTTATGGATGAAAATCAAACAACTCGAGGCAGACTTTCCGGATCGCGTCCGTCCGGATAGCCAGTCACCACGATATCAAGCACTGAAGGCCATGGCGGCGGCAACTCAACAATTACGTCGTCGAACTCGTCGTCAGCGTTGTACAGATGGTTGGCAATAACAGTTCCCGTCCAGGTCACCACCCCGCCGTCGATACTGGTTTGCACCGGCATCTGCGTGAAGTGAAGCTCCTGCAATTGCAGGCCACTGCCGCCAAGATTGATATTCATCCGGAACCAGTTCAGACCCCGGTTGAGATAGTTCGGGCTGCGTAGCCACTGCTGGAATGCTCGCTCCTCAGCAAGGGTGAAGATCCACGTCAGCGACCAGGTCACCTTCAGGTCGTCGGTTTGATTCTCGAAGATGGCCGGGCCGACCGCTGGCTGATCGGTCTGAAACCCGGTGTCGAGCGTCATGTTTTTGCTGGCCTTCTGCGCCAGCGGCAGCCAGTCGGGATAGTCGATAATTGGCATCAGCCCTGCCCCCTTGGCGTGCGCTTAACGTTCATGTTGCTGGTTATGGCGTTACTGATTGGCCCGCCGTTGTTCAGGTCAGCGACAATTACATCCACAGTCACTCCACCATTAGCATCCGTACCAGCCTGCGCATCGACCGAGGATGACGTGTAGTTCTGAATGTTGATTACCACCCCACCACCTCCACCGGCTGTCATTTCTTTATTGCTGATCACCCTGCCGTTGTCGCCCGGTATCATGTACTGCTTACCGGTGCTGGCCTGGTAAATCTCTGGCTTCCCTCGCTCACCGACCTGATACATGCTTCCTGCTGACACTGGTCCGCCGTTGTACCTTGCGCCAGCCAAAGCCAGTCCTTGAGCAAGCCCAACGGTAGATGCAATACCAGCCATCGCAGGTGCTGAGTTTGCGCCAAAGGATGCCAGACTAGCCAGCGCTGCGGCTGGAGCCCATGCGGCCGCTGTCGTGGTAGCCATACCGACAGAGGCAGCGGTAGAAGCTGCGCCCAATGTCTGCCCGATAATAAAGTTTTTGAGGGCCTCAACTCCAACCTGGACAAGCGCATTAACTACGCTGTTCAGCATAGTATTCCCGAGCGAACGCATAGCATCCTGCGCTGACATCGTTCCGGTGATCAGCCCGGTTAACGCATTGGATGCATTGCCTGAAAACGCATCCACCGCGCTTGTCAGCATTTCATAACCAAGACCTTGCTGGCTGAGCAATTGCCACTGAGCAGCTGTCATCTGCTCATTGAACTGGTTTTCCTGCGCAGTCTTTAAGGCAAGGTACTGGGCATCGGTAGCTGCCTTTGCAGCAACGAATTGATCGTAACTTATTTTCCCTTTTTGGTAACTTTGCTGGAGTATCGCCTGTTCCTGCTGCTGATATTGCTGCATCAGGGCTAACTTCTGGTTATTTTCGTTCACCAGTTGTTGTACCGGGTCAACTTCGGCTCGGGCAGAAGCTACCGGATTGACTGTGGCCTGGGCGTTAATCTTGGCGAGGTTATTCTGGTGCTCGAGCGCCATTTTCTCCGTGGCAGCGTTATACTCCTTGAGGTCTATTTTCCCAGCGTTCAGTGCGGCCTTCAGATTTTTCATGGATTCGGCGTAGGATTTATTTTCCGCCTGCAAAGGCATAGCCTTGAGTGCTTCCGTAACCCCTTTGGCTGCCGCTGATGCATCCCATGCTTTTGCTGCATATTCACCGGCCTTTTTGATTTGCTCCTTGGTTGCAGAATTACCCAGTGACTGCTGAGCACGTAATATGGCCTGCTCTCTGCTTAGCTCCTCCGTTGAATCAGCTGCCAATTCTGACTGCTGACGCAAATTTTCAAGCTTATTTGCAATTGATTCGGACTGCGCCTCAGTTTTCTTGCCAGTTTTATTGCTTTCCTTTCTCGCCTCGGTTAATCGGTACGTCTCTGTTGTGGTCAA